GTGGTCGCCAAGGCGACCACTGCCCAGCTCGACGACCTCGGCATCGACCCGGCCGCCAACGCTCTGGCCGCCGCCGCCCTCCGCCTGGCCGCCGAGGTCGACTCGGCCACCGACCCCAAGGCGGCCGCCACCGCCAGCCGCGAGCTGCGCATGGCCATGGCCGTGGTCGTCGCAGCCGTTCCCCCCAAGGAACGCGGCGGCAAGATCGACGAGATCTCCGCCCGGCGCCAGGAGAAGCGTGACCGAGTCGCCGCCAAGGGCACCCGGTGATCGGCTGCCAGACCCCCCGGATCCTGTCCGTCCCCTGGTACCGGCACATCGGTACCGGCCGGTGGGACGGCACCGAGGACCAGGTGGCGCTGGACTACCGCTCAGAAGCCGGGCAGGAGTGCATCGAACTCGCCGAGGACGCCGGCCTGCACCTCGACCCGTGGCAGCAACTCGGCCTGCACCACAGCCTCGCCGAGGACGACGACGGCCGATGGTCGTCCCTCGAGGTCGCCCTCAACGTCGCCCGGCAGAACGGCAAGGGCGGCTGGCTGGAAGCCCGGCAGCTGGGCGGCGTGTTCCTCTTCGGGGACAAGCTGATCATCCACACCGCGCACCAGTTCAACACCGCGCAGGAGTCGTTCCTCCGCCTCGACCAGATCTTCGAGGGCTCGTACGACCTCAGCCGCCGCATCAAGCGCGTACGCCGGAGCCACGGTGAAGAGGGGTTCGAGTTCTTCAACGGGGCCCGCATCCGTTTCCTGGCCCGCGGCGGAGACTCCGGCCGCGGGTTCTCCGGCGACCTGGTCCTGATGGACGAGGGAATGAAGCTGCGCGCGGCCCCCGTGGGAGCGCTGATGCCCGTGCTGTCCGCGCGGTTCAACCCGCAGCTGGTCTACACGTTCAGCGCCGGCCTGGGAGAGGAGAGCGAACAGGTAGCGCTGTTGCGCGCCCGGGCCATGGCCGAGGGCGAGCAGCCGGACCAGTCGCTGTGCTACCTGGAGTACTCCATCGACCCTCACGTCAAGGAGTGCCCGACCGACCCCGACGGGAACGTCGTCTGCGACCAGCACGACAACCGCGACGACGAGGCCTCGTTCGCCCGGGCCAACCCGGCGCTCGGCATCCGCATTCGCCCGTCGTACGTCCTGCAGGAGAAGCGGGCGATGCGGGACGACCTGTTCGACCGTGAGCGGCTCGGGGTGGGCGACTACCCCGAGGTCACAGACGAGACCTGGCAGGTCATCAGCAAGGCCGTGTGGGAGGCCTGCGAGGACGGCGCGTCGCGTCCCACGGACCCGGTGGCGTTCTCCATCGAGACGACGCCTGAGCGGACGTGGACGGCTATCTCCATCGCGGCCGCCAACGAGGACGGCAGCGTGCACGCCGAGGTCGTCGCGCACCAGCCGGGTACGGACTGGGTCGTCGACTGGGTCAAGGAGCGGGACAAGAAGTGGAACCCGTGCGCGTGGGTGATCGACGAGGGCGGCCCGGCCGGCTCCCTGGTGCCGGCGCTGCGCAAGGCGCTGGAGTACGCGGACGACGAGGACCGCGAAGACCGCTCTGAGCTGCTGATATGTCCGAAGGTGCGGCAGCTGACGCAGGCCTGTGGCCAGTTCTACGACCGGGTCACCGAGGGCACGCTGCGCCACCTCGGGCAGGCGCCGATGGCGGCCGCGCTGGCGGGCGCGAAGAAGCGTGAGGTCGGGGATGCGTGGCTGTGGTCACGCCGTAGTGACGGCGTGGACGTGAGCCCGCTGGTGTCCGGCACCTACGCGGTGTGGGGGTGGGAGATGTTCCACGACGTCGAGCCCGAGGAGGCAGAGCCGTGGGGCGCCTACGTGTGACGCGCTGGTCGAGGCTGGCCCGCGTCCGGCTCGGCTACGGGGCCGGCTGCGCCAGTGTGGCGGCGGGCGCGGGTTGGGAGTTCGGGTTCGGGGTGGGGCTGATGGTCGGTGGGGCGCTGACGGCTGGGTCGTTCCTGCTGCTGGCCGACGTCGACGAGACGGAGGAGGGCGAAGGGTGACCACTCTGTGGCAGCGGGCGCGACGGCCGGCCGCGCGTGCGGATGACGACTGGTGGTCGGTGGACGGGAACGTCTACCACGGCACCGGGCGGCCGGTGGACGGCAAGGAACGGTCGGTCGTCTACGACTTCGAGGCGAAGATCCGCCACGCCTACAAGAGCAACGGGCCGGTCTTCGCGCTGATGCTGGTCCGGCAGATGCTGTTCAGCGAGGCACGGTTCCAGTTCCGGCAGATGCGGAACGGCCGGCCGGGGGAGCTGTTCGGGACGCCGGCGCTGGCGCCGCTCGAGACCCCGTGGCCCGGGGGCACGACGGGCAATCTGCTGTCCCGGATGATCCAGAACGCGGACCTTGAGGGCAACGGGTTCGTGACGAACTACAACCCGGGCCGGCTGAAGGTCATGCGGCCGGACTGGGTCACGATCATCACCGGGTCGGACGAGGCTCCGGGCATGCCGAGCGAGGCGATCGACTCGCACCTGGTCGGCTACATGTACGACCCGCCGACCGGCGGTGAGCCGTGGTTCCTGCTGCCGGAGGAAGTCGCGCACTTCGCGCCGATCCCGGACCCGGAGTTCCAGTTCCGGGGCATGTCGTGGCTGACTCCGGTGATCCGGGAGATCGTCGGGGACACCGCGGCGACCCGGCACAAGCTGAAGTTCTTCGAGAACGGGGCGACCCCGCAGGTCGTCGTCTCCCTCGACCCGACGGTGACGCCGGACAAGGTCGCCAAGTTCCAGGCGCTGATGGACTCCCAGCACCGCGGCGTCGACACGGCGTACAAGACGCTGTATCTCGGCGGTGGGGCGGACGTCACAGTCGTGGGCAAGGACCTGCATCAGCTGGACTTCAAAGCCACGCAGGGCGCCGGCGAGACGCGGCTGGCGGCCGCGGCCGGTGTGCCGCCGGTCATCGTCGGGTTCAGCGAGGGTCTGGCCGGGTCGTCGCTCAACGCGGGCAACTACGCGTCCTCTCGGCGGCGTCTGGCGGACGGCACGATGCGGCCACTGTGGCGGGAGGCCGCCGGCTCCCTCGCTCAGATCATCGACGTGCCCGCCGGCGCCGAGCTGTGGTTCGACGATCGCGACATCGCGTTCCTGCGCGAGGACCAGCACGACGCAGCCGAGATCCAGGGCCTGCAGTCCCGGACGATCCGCACGCTCGTCGACGCCGGCTACGAACCCGAAACCGTGGTCGCCGCCGTACAGGCGGAGGACTACAGCCTGTTGAAGCACTCGGGCCTGTACTCCGTGCAGCTGCAGAAGCCCGGCGGAGGACAGCCGGGCACCGCCCCGACGACAGACCCGCAGGAGGGGACCTGAGATGGACGACAGCGCGTTCCTGCGGTACTTCCCGCTCGAGGACATCCGTGTCCGCGCCGGCGGGGACGGCCGCACCGTCGAGGCATACGCCGCGGTGTTCGACACCCCGGTGGAGATTCACGACCAGGACGGCGACTACCTCGAGCAGATCGACCGCCGTGCCTTCGAGCGGACGCTGCAGCAGCTGGCCCCCGCCGGCTCCCGCAGCACCTGGCGGGTGGGGGTGTTCTACAACCACGGCCGCACCCTGTGGGGCACCCCGTCCGAGCGCGGGTCGATGCCGATCGGGACGCCGGTCGAGCTCAAGACGGACACGCGGGGGCTGCTGACGGTCACCCGCTACAACAAGACCGAGCTCGCCGACGAGGTGCTGGAGAACATCCGCGAGGGCGCCATCACCGGGCAGTCCTTCACCGGCCGGTTCACCCGCTCCGACCCCGGGCGCGCGCCGCGCGGCGGCTGGCGCGCCGACCGTGAGGGGCGGCTGCGGACCGTGCGGCGGCAGGAGATCGCCCTCAAGGAGTACGGGCCGACCCCGTTCCCCGCCTACCCGGACGCGGCCGTTGTCGGGGTCCGCGCCGAGCAGGTCATGCCCCTGCTCTCCGAGCTGTCCGCCGACGAGCGGGACAAGCTCGCCACCATGCTTCGGACCGGCACTCCGCTGGACCCGCCCGCGCAGGGCACTCCAGCCGACCCGCCGGCCGCCGGCGACCCCGCCCCGGGGCCCGCCGCCGAGGACCCGCCCCCGCAAGGGCACTCCGCTCGGCAGAAGATCGCGTGGGCCAAGGTCCGCGCTGAGATCAAGGCCAGGAGGGCCTAACCATGGCGACCAGGAAGAAGAAGAGCGACAAGCTCAAGGAGTCGCTCGAGGCGATCCGCTCCGAGCTCCTGGAGCTCGAGGAGCTCGAGGAGCCCACCGACGAACAGGCCAGCCGCGCGCAGGAGCTCCTCGGCGAGTTCGACACCGCGCAGGAGGCCTACAACGAGCAGGTGGCGCACGAGGAGCGCGTCGAGGCCGTGAGGGCGGCCGCGCTCACCCCCGGCGGGCAGGAGCGCACCCCGGGCGACGGGCCGGAGTTCATGCGCTCGCGCGGCAACCCGTACGAGGACCTCGACCGGGTGCGCGGTGCGAACCTCAACGAGCGGGCCACGATCGGGGACCTGCGCACCCGCGCCCTGTACGCGGTCGAGCTCGCCGGCGAGCAGCTGACCGAGGACCAGCAGGAGCGGGCCGAGCGCCTGGTCCGCGGCGACCGTCGGGGCCGGATCGCGCAGCACCTGCTGCTGACCGGGTCGGACGACTACCAGCGCGCGTTCGAGGCGCTGCTGGCGAATGCCGGTAACCCGGCGCTGCTCGAGGACGACGAGTACCAGGCGTACAAGCTGGCCGAGGCGCACCGTCGGGCGATGACCCTGACGGACGCGGCGGGCGGGTTCCTGGTGCCGTTCACCCTCGACCCGACGATCATCCTGACGAACGCCGGGTCGGCGAACCCGTTCCGTCAGGTGTCGACGATCAAGACGATCACGACCGACACGTGGAACGGCGTCTCCAGCGCCGGCGTGACGGCGTCGTGGCTGGCCGAGTCGAACGAGGTGGGCGACAACTCGCCGACGTTCGGGCAGCCGTCCATCACGCCGAAGAAGGCGGCGGCGTGGGTGCAGGGGTCGTTCGAGGTCCTCGCCGACTCCGGGTTCGCCGCCGAGGTCGGGCCGCTCCTGGCCGACGCCAAGGACCGGCTCGAGGCGACCGCGTTCGCCACCGGCAACGGCACTACCCAGCCGAAGGGCGTCATCACCGCGGTGTCCGCCGTGTCCGGGTCGGTCGTGGCGTCGGCGGGCGCGGACACGTATGCGGTCGGCGACGTGTACGCCGTCGAGGAGGCGCTGCCCCCGCGGTACCGGATCACCGGGTCGCCGTCGTGGATGGCGAACAAGTCGATCATCAACAAGACGCGGCAGTTCGACACCAGCGGCGGCAGCTCGTTCTGGGCGAACCTCGGCATGGGCCAGCCCGAGCAGCTGCTGGGCGCGCCGATCTACGAGGCCTCGGCCATGGACGGGGTCATCAACGCGGCCGCCGAGAACTACGCGCTGCTGCTCGGTGACTTCCGCAACTTCTACATCGTGGACCGGGTCGGCATGACGATGGTCTACGAGCCGCTGGTCAAGGGCAGCAACGGCCGCCCGACCGGTGAGGCCGGCTGGTTCGCCTACTGGCGGGTCGGCAGCGACGTGGTCAACGCGGACGCGTTCCGGCTGCTGAACATCACCTGATCCCGTCCGCCCGTGGGGCGCGGCCGGCACCCGCCGGTCGCGCCCTCCCTGTTTCAGGAGAGCAGCCATGTTGCGTGCGAAAGACACGTTCTGGGCGCCGGGGAACCGGCGCATCGTCAAGGGCGACCTGGTCGCCCCCCATGACCCCGTGGTCGAGGGCCGTGAGGAACTGTTCGAGGCCGTCGTCATCCCGCAGGCCGTACAGCCGGCCAAGGCCGTCGAGGAGCCGCAGACCCCCGGCCCGCAGGGCGAGACCGTGGCCGCGGCCGCGAAGGCCCCGGACAGCACGCCGGACGTCACCGACGGTGGCGGCGATCGCGGTGACGACGGCAAGCGGGGCGACGGCGACGACGGCCAGGCCGCCAAGGCCTCGACGCCGGCACCGGCGGCCAAGAAGACCGCACCCCGCAAGGCCACGACGGCGACCCGCAAGGACGCGGGAGGTGACGCGAAGTGAAGCGCAGCGTCTACAACCACGTACGGGCCCGGGCCACCCTCGGCGTCGCTACCCGCTCAGCTACCGCGAACGGCACCGCCGTCGACCGGAAGCTGTCCGGGGCATCCGGCAGCAACGAGTGGCACGGCTCGGCCACGCTGCTGGTCCACTCCGGCGCCATCACCGACGGATCCCACGCCATCACCCTGCAGGTGAGCAACGACAATTCGTCCTGGGCCGCGGCCCTGGCATCCGACCTGCAGGGCTCCCTGCCCACGATCGGCAGCACCGACGACGACCAGGTGTACGAGATCGGCTACACCGGCACCGCGCGCTACCTGCGGGCGGTGACGACCGTGTCGGGCGCCACCACCGGGGGTGTGTACGGGGCCGTGATCCTCCTCGGTTTCCCCACCACCCTGCCGATCCAGCGCACGTGAGGGGGCCGGTGTGGCGCTCTTGACCCTGGCCGAGGCGAAAGCCCAGCTGAACCTCGGCAGCAGCACTACGGACGACGACGAGCTGCAGGACTACATCGACAGCGTCACATCGGTGATCGAGGAATACTGCGGGCCCGTCGAGCCGCGCGCGGTGACCGAGCGGCACAACGCCGAGGGCGGGCGCCGGGTCATCGTCCTGCGCACGACGCCGGCCCTGTCCCTCACCTCGGTGACCCCGGTCCTCACGGGCGGTTCCTCCTACCCGGTCGACGGCTTGGACCTGGACCCGGACACCGGGGAAGTGCGCCGCCTCGACGGCGGCTGGTTCCGCGGGCTGCTGCTGTTCACCGTGCAGGCCGGACGGGCGGGCGTCCCGCCCGTCCCGCCGACGATCAACCTTGCCGCCCGGATGCTGGTTCAGCACCTGTGGCGCACCCAGCGCCCCAGCCGCAGCGGAGTCATGGCCGGCGGCGGCGACGACTACAACGCCGGCGAGCCCATCCCGGGGTTCGGCTACGCCGTGCCCAACCGGGTCCTTGAGCTCCTCGCCCCGTACCGACGTCCCCCCGGAGTGGCCTAGTGGATTCCCGCATACCCGAGGTGATCGAGGCCCTGGTGGGTCTCGGCAGGACGGACCCCGAGCTTGAGGGCGTGGCCGTGGCGGACGGCCCGGAGGTGTCCGACACCGCCGCCATGGACTGGCTGGTCGTTGGGTTCGACGGTGACCCGTCCGGCGATTTCGAAGCGGCTCAGTCGATGGCCGAGTTCTCCGGGCTCGGTACCCGCCGCGAGGAACAGTTCCAGATCACCGTGGCCGCGATCGCCAACCGCGGCGACGTCGACATCGTGGCCGCGCGCCGGCGGGCGTACGAGATCGGCGCCCGGGTCGTGGCCTGGCTGCAGGCCAGCCCCTCCCTCGGCCTGGCCGAGCTCGAGGCGAGTGTCGCCGCGATGCGGCTTGTTCAGGACCAGACCGACCAGGGCGCGACGGCGCGGCTGCTGCTCACGGTGGCCGGCCGCGGATTCATCTAGGAGGGCTCACGTATGGCTGCACTGTCCACGACGGTGGCGCCGCTGACCGGCGGCACCGTCACTTACACCGCGGCGGCGTCCGGCGGTGATACCTGCCAGACCGGCGCCGGGGTGCTGCTGCTCGTCCGCAACGAGGACGCCAGCAGCCACACGGTGACGCTGGCGACGCCGGGCACCGTCAACGGACTGGAGATCGCCGACCGGGCCGTCGTCGTCGCCGCCGGCAGCGAGGTCGCCATTCCGGTTACCAGCGACTACCGCGACTCGTCCACCGGGCGGGCCGCGATCACCTACGACGGCGTCACCTCGGTGACCGTCGCCGTGGTGCGGGTGCCGGTCTGATGGCCCGGGTCACGATGGCGCACCCCGATCTGCCTGAGCAGCTGATCGAGGTCGACGAGATGTCGGTGCCGCACCACCAGGCGGCGGGCTGGGAGATCACCGAGACCCGGCCGCAGCAACCCCCGGCCGCGGCGAAGCGCCGGCGGCAGATCCTCAGGAAGGACGACAGCTGATGTCTACGCCGATCACTGCCAGTCAGCGCTACTACAGGCGCGGCGTCACCAAGGTTCTGTGGGTGCCGGCGATCGCGAACAAGGCGGCCCCGTCGCGCGCGGAGATCAACGCGGGTACCGCGCTCGAGGGTGAGACCGGGGCCATGGCGGGATGGCAGACCACGTCCGCCACCGTGCCCACCCCCGCCCTCGGTAGCCGGTTCACTCCGACGGTCGGTGGTGAGATCACCGCCGCGGACTCCTCGCTGACGCTGTGGGCGTCCAAGACCGGCGTCGACGTCCGCCAGCTCCTGACCCGCGAGACCGAGGGGTTCGTCATCTGGATGGACGAGGGCGACGTCGAGGGCCAGACCTGCGACGTGTTCCCCGTGCAGGTCACCAGCCAGGCCAAGGTCAGGGAACTCGACACCGCGGCGCAGATCATGTGCCAGTTCTCGATCACCTCGGAACCCGCCGAGAACGTCGAGATCCCGGCGGCCTGAGCCATGGCCAGCAGTGTGCAGATCCTGGGCACCGGCCAGCTGGTCACGCTGTCCCGCCGCCTGCGGGCGGCGGGCGGCCCCCGCCTCCGGCAGAACCTGGCACGCCGGCTGCGGCGGGCCGCCGAGCCCCTCCACAAGGACCTGCAGGGCGCGGTGCGGACGATGCCCCTGCAGTCCGAGGGACGCAAGCGCAACCGGCACGGGCAGCTCGGCCGGGGCGGGCCCTCGCCCACCTCGCGGCCCTTCCGGCCGATGCTCGCCGGCGGCGTCCGGATCAGCGTCCGCCAGGGCGCCAGCCCCGGCGCGCGCGTCTGGGTCGACCGCAGCCGCATCGAACCCACGGCCCGCAACGTCCTGAACCAGATCAACCAGACCGGCCGCCTGCGTCACCCCGTGTTTGGCAACCGCAAGCGGTGGGCGAACCAGCGCGGGCCGGCCGGGTGGTGGACGCGCCGCGTGCTGGCCGGTACCCCGCGCATGCGCGCCGAGGTCGAACGGGTTCTGGCCGACGTGCGCCGGTCCCTCGAGTAAGGAGAACAACCAGTGATCATCACCTACCTGCAGGTCGACGGCACCGAGGAGCGGCTGGACACCGACAGCCTGTCGGCGCTTGAGGCGGCCGCCATCGAGGAGGCTCTCAAGGACGTTCCCTGGCGGGGCATCGAGATGCGGCTGCAGGCGCAGGACCCCTCTGCCCTGCGTGCCGTCCTGTGGTGCTTCCGCCGTCGCCTCGAGCCCGACCTCGAGTTCGCCGACTTTGACGTCCCCAACTGGCGGCGCAGGGTCAAGGCCCGTCTGTCCCGGGCCGAGATCGACGAAGCCCTCACCAACACGATGCGCGAGGCACTCGCCAAGAGTGAGGACTCCATGATCGACGTGCTGACCCCGCACCTGCGCAAGCTCTCCCACAACCCGGACGACGTCGACCAGGCGCTCGAGGACTTGGGAAAAGGCCACTTGGCGCGCCGCCAGAAGGACTCCGAGGGCTGATCTCCGAGTACCGGTGGCTGCTCGCCCACTACCTGCACATCCGGCCGTGGGAGATCGGCCAGCTGTCCGCCGAGGAGCTCGAGTCGGCGGTGGCCTGGGTCCAGCACTACGTCGCACGACGGTGAGGAGGTGCCATGGCTGAGCGCCTGACATTCACCCTCGCCGGCCGTGACGAGCTGAGCCGGGTGATGAACGGCACCGCGGATAACGCGGACCGGCTGCGGCTGCGGCTGGCCGGGATCACAGCCGACGCTGACGGCCGGCTGAGAGATCTGCAGGGCCGGTTCCTCACCCTTGCCGAGGCGCAGCGCCTGGTCGACGACCACTCACAGACCGTGCGGCGCAGCATGAGCGACCTGTCGGACGCGTCCGACAAGCTCGGCGAGTCCCTCAAAGCGAACTTGATCAGCTTGATCCCGGCGGCGATCCCGGCGGCTGCGGGCCTGGCCTCATCGGCGGCCGCGCTCGCCGGACAGCTCGGTGCAGTCGGTGTGGCGGCCGGTGCCTACGCGCTCGCGCTGGGCCCGCAGGTCGCCGCGATCGGTGAGGCCCTCGACGCGCAGGACAAGTACGAGGAGGCGGTGCGGACCTCCGGGGCGACCAGCGAGGAGGCCATTAAGGCGCAGGTCGCCTACCAGCAGCAGCTGGAGAAACTCCCGCCGGCGACGCGAGAAGCGGCGGTCGCCGTCGGCATCCTGCGGGATGACTTCAAGGAGTGGTCGGACGAGCTCAGCGGCGACGTCATGGCCCCGTTCATCAAGGGCGTCGCCGTCACCAATGCGCTGCTGCCCAAGACGAGCGGGCTGGTGCGGGGGACGTCGGACCAGTTCGACCGGCTGGTCACGTTGGTCGGCGGCGCGATCTCGACGCCTGGGTTCGACGCGATGACCGGCCGGTTCGAGGAGTTCGCGACCGGCACCCTCCGGGACGGCATCGACAACCTGACGATCTTCCTGTCCAAGCTGGAGTCGGGCCAGTACGACAACAGCGAGCTACGGGCATGGTGGGACTACGCGCAGCAGGCGGGCCCGCTGGTCGGGGACACGCTGGAGAACGTTGCCGAGGCTCTGCTCAACGTGTTGGAGGCGGGCAGCGGCGTCGGGGTCGGCATGCTCGAGGTCATCAACGCGGTGTCCGGGATCGTCAGCGCGGTGCCGCCTGAGGCGATCGCCGTGCTGCTGCAGCTGGCCATTGCAGTCAAGGCCGTCAAGCTCGCCGCGGCGGGCGGTGCCGCGATCAGCGCGGGTATGGCGGCACTCGGCGTGCAGATCGGCGCCATGCGCGCGGCGGCCGCCGGTGCCCCCGGTCCGCTGCTCGCCACCACGGCCGCCATCGGTGCCCTGTCCAAGGGCGCCAAGCTGGCCCTCGCCGGGACCGGGATCGGCCTCCTCGTCATCGCCCTGTCCGAGCTGTCGCAGGCCGGTGAACCGGCGTCTCTGGACGTCGACAAGTTGACGACGTCGCTGGGTGAACTCGGCCGGACCGGTAAGGCGACCGGCTACGTCGCCCAGCAATTCGGGGCGGACTTCGGGAAACTGCGCGAGCAGATCCAGAAGGTCGTCGACCCCAGCGTCACCGACAGCATCGACAACTGGGGCTCCGACATCACCGGCGGATTCCTCAAGGCGAGCGACTCCATGGAGGAGTTCACCGAGAGCGCCGACTCGCTCGACGAGGGCCTGGCAAGTCTGGTCAGCAGCGGGAAGGCCGAGCAGGCCGCCCTGGCGCTCGAGGCCATGACCAAGGGCATGAACCCCGAGCAGCTCGAGACCTTCACCGGCAAGCTCGACAACTACAAGGAAGCGCTCGCCGCGCAGGCGTTCGAACAGAAGCTGGCGGCGGAAGCGGCCGGTCTCTTCGGCGCCCAGGCGCAGGAGGTACAGGGCAAGCTCGAGGCGCAGCGGGCGAGCGCCGACGGGCTGCGGCAGAGCCTGCAGGCGCTGAACGACGTGCAGCGCCAGGGCCTCGGCGGCATGATCGGTTTCGAGGCAGCAATCGACGCAGCTACGAAAGCGGCGCAGGAGCACGCCGGCGTGCTCGACATGCAGGGCGGGCAGCTGGTCCTCAACACCGAGAAGCAACGCGCGGCAGCGACGTCGCTGCAGGACCTGGCGGCGAAGACCGACGAGGCCGCCGCGTCGGCGCGGGAGTCGGGGGCGTCGTGGGAGACCGTGAACGGGATCTACGACCGGGGCCGGCAGAAACTGATCGAGTCCGCGGTGCAGATGGGCCTCACCCGCGGTGAGGCCAAGGCCCTCGCTGACCAGATCCTCCGGACGCCGGACAAGACGGCGAAGCTGCGCGGGGACATGGAGGACCTCCAGCGGAAACTGGACGACGCGAAAGCCAAGCTGAAGCGGGTGCCGGACTCCCGGAAGGCCAAGGTCCGTGCGGACATCGAGCAGCTCGAGCGGCAGTTGGCGGCAGCACGCCGACAGCTCGACGGCATCGACGGCAAAACGGCCACCACCTATGTGGTGACGCACTACCTCGTGCAGGGCGCCACCGGCGAGGCCCGCAACAAGGACCGGCTACGGCCAGGCCATTACGCCGCGGGTGGTTTCCCCGAGGCGGGTGAGCTGGCGATCGTCGGTGAGCAGGGCCCCGAGCTGGTCGTGTTCGGGGAGGCCGCGCGCGTGTTCGATGCGACGACCACCCGGCAGATGATCGGCGACGTGAGCGACGGCCGCCTGCCGATCGGCCAGACGATCCGGCCCGGCATGGCGGCCGCACCCGTGGCGGCCCCGGCCGGTGCGGGCGGGGGCCGTTCGGTGACGTACAACGTGTACGCCCGCCAGTCGGTGATCAGCGCCAGCGACCTGGACCTGATTACCCGTCAGGAGGAAGCGCGGATGCGTGTGGGGAGGCCCGGCTAGATGCCCCTGATCACAGCGCCAGTCGTCACCCCGGAGGAGCCGACCACACCACCGGTCGAGATCCCGGAGATCGGCTACGCCACCATCACCTACATCGACCCGACGGGGACGCGGTGGCCGATGACCGACCTCACCGCCGACTGGTACACCCTCGCCAAGGGCGTGTCAGGGCTGGGCGCGGCGTCCTACGTGCTCGTCTCGGATCCGCACCCGCGTGGTGGTTCGCGCCTGCGTCT